GTGGAAATGGTAGTGCATGTTCTTCTACAAGTCCAGGATTAGCAAACATGGGTGGTGGAGGTGGACATGGATATTTACCAGGACCTTCTATAGGAACAGGTGGCTCTGGAATAGTAATGATAAGGTATAAATTTCAATAATTATGACAAGTAAAATAAAAGTAGATAACATAGCAGACCAAGACGATAATAACATTATCAATGAAAGTGGTGATGTAATTACAGTTGGTGCAGCTGGTGATACAGTTGCGGTTGCAGGAAATATTGTAAAATCAAATGCGTATCAAGCATCTGATGGTGGAAATATTGTTAGTCAATCAGGAACTACAGTTACACTTGGAGCAAGCGGTGATACTGTTACTCTTGCTAGTGGCGCATCACAATCAGGATTTGGTAGAGCAGGTTCTGTGGATTGGCAGACAGGAAGTATTAAAACAGCTACGTTTACTGCAGCAGATGGTGAAGGTTATTTTTGTAATACGACATCATCAGCTTTTACAGTAAATTTACCAGCAGGTTCTGCTGGAGCTATTGTAGCTATAAATGATTATGCAAATACATCAGCAACAAACAACATTACAATTTCAGCAAACGGTTCAGAAAAAATTCAAGGAGAAACTACAGATCGTATTATATCTACAAATGGTGTAACAGTTACATTAGTTTATGTAGATAGCACACAAGGTTGGAAACTAGTAGATACTGGAGAAGCAGTAAGCATGCCTGAAGAAGCTTTGTTTACAACAGCTACTGGTGGAACTATAACAACATCTGGAGATTATAAAATTCATACATTTACAGGTCCTGGTACTTTTTGTGTTTCACAAATAGGAAACGCACCTACTAACCCTACAGGTGGACCTAACACTGTTTCTTATCTTGTGTTAGCAGGAGGTGGTTCATCTGGAGCGTGTGGTGGTAATGGATCAGGTGGAGGAGGTGCTGGAGGTTTTAGAGAAGGAAGAGATATAACTCCTTCATATACAGCTAGTCCTTTAGTTGCTCCAGCTGGTTTAACAATAGCTGCATCACCATATTCTGTTACAGTAGGAGCAGGTGGAGCTGGTCACCCTGGTTCAAGAACTGCTGGTTCACCTTCAACTTTTTCAACTATAACATCAGCAGGCGGTGGAGCTGGAAGTAGTAATTCTACTAGAGCAAACATTGACGGAGGTTCTGGTGGTGGTGGAAGAAAAGATGGAGGTCCTGTTTGTGGTGGAGCTGGAAATACTCCTCCTGTAAGTCCACCTCAAGGAAATCCTGGTGGAACAGGACAACCTCAACCAGGAGCTGGTAGAGGTGGCGGAGGCGGTGGTGCCGGTGCTGCTGGAGCTAATTTTTCTGGAACTGCTGCTGGGGCTGGTGGAAATGGTGTAGCAAGTTCAATCACAGGATCACCTGTTACTAGAGGTGGTGGAGGCGGTGGTGCTGCTGAAAACGGTCCTACCGGACCTGGTGGAGCTGGTGGTTCCGGAGGTTCTGGAGGTGGTGGTAATGGCGTTAATGATGCTGGATGTAATGGAGGAACAAACCTCGGAGGAGGCGGTGGAGCTGACAAAGGATCTGGTGGTTCAGGTGTGGTAATAATAAGGTATAAATTTCAATAGGTAAATTATGAGTGAAGTAAAAGTAAATAAAATTAGTCCAAGAACAAATTGTGGTACAACCACATTAGGAGATAGTGGAGATACATTCACAATTCCTGCTGGTGTATCGATAACTAACAATGGTACTGCATCAGGTTTTGGTGCAACAGGTGCTGCATCATGGACTACAACAGTTAAGACAGGAGATTTTACAGCAACAGCTGGTGAAGGATATTTTGTAAATACGACCAGTGGTGAAATAGATGTAACGTTACCCGCAGGATCCGCTGGAGCTGTTGTTGCAGTAAAAGATTACGCAAATACTTGGGATACGAATAATTGTATATTAATTTCTAATGGTTCAGAAAAAATTGGTGGTTCAACTAACAATGCAATTTTATCAACAGAAGGTTTATCAGTTACATTAGTTTATATAGATTCAACACAAGGTTGGTTGGTAACTGATGATGGTTTACAATCAGTTGCAGAAACTAATCCATACATAGAAGCAACAGGTGGAACTATTTCAACATCTGGAAATTGTAGAATTCATACATTTACAGGGCCTGGAACTTTTTCAGTAACCAAAACAGCTATAGCTGCGGCAGATAATGTGGTTTCACATTTAGTAATAGCTGGTGGTGCAGGTGGTGGTGGAGCAGCAAATAATGGAAGTGGTGGTGGAGGAGGTGGTGCAGGTGGTTATCGAGAAGTAGTAAGTCCTTCTTCTCCTTATACTGGTTCACCTTTAAATGGTTATCCGTGTTCACCAAATAGAGTAACAGTTACAGCAACTGATTTTCCAATAACAGTGGGAGGTGGTGGAGCAGGTGGAGCTGCTGGTAATAACAGAGGTACTAGCGGTTCAAATTCAATTTTTTCAACAATAACATCTGCAGGTGGTGGCGCTGGTGGTACAAAAACAAATTGTGAACCAGCTAAAGATCCTTTACCAGGTGGATCAGGTGGTGGTGGAGTTGCTAATACTGGTTGTGGTCTACCTAAACGTTTAGGAAATCAACCTCCTACAAGTCCAGCTCAAGGTAATCCAGGTGGTTCTAACAACGTCAGTGATTCAGGTGGTGGCGGAGGTGGAGCTGCTGCAGCAGGATTTAATGCTAATACTCCTGGACCAAATCAAGGTGGATTTGGTGGAACTGGTACAACTAGTTGTATAACCGCATCTCCAGTAACAAGAGCAGGTGGTGGCGGAGGTGGTAATTATTTACCTGGAAACAATGGGACTGGTGGACCTGGTGGTGGTGGTAATGGAGGTCGTAATACCCCTGGAACAAACGGAACAACAAATACTGGTAGTGGTGGCGGTGGTAGTGGATCACAGGGTGGTGGAGATGAAAGTGGCGGAGCTGGAGGATCAGGAATTGTTGTAATAAGATATAGATATCAATAGTTGAATGATAATTAAAATTAATATATAAGGAGAAACATTATGGCACATTTTGCAAAACTAGGAGCTAACGGAAAAGTTATTCAAGTATTAACACTTGATAACAAAGATATGTTAAATGCTGATGGCGTTGAAGATGAATCAGTAGGTCAACAATATTTAGAAACACACAATAATTGGCCTGCACAAATGTGGATTCAAACTTCTTACAACACACAGAATAATGAACATAAATTAGGTGGAACACCTTTAAGAGGAAACTATGCAGGTATAGGTTACACTTGGGATGAAGATAACAATATTTTTTGGCCTCCAAAACCATATGCATCTTGGGTAAAAAATACTACAACTGCAAGTTGGGACTCACCAATAGGTGCTGCTCCTGCATTAACTGCAGAACAACAATCACAGAATGAAGCTGGTACAAATTTTTGGCATTATGTTTGGAATGAGTCGGGCCAGTCTTGGGACTTGACAGACGAATTAGCATAATTTATATTTGGTGGTGGTATGCAAAAGAAAGTATTATCAGAAGTAAGTTTATATTACGGTGATGTAGCAATGCCTAAAGGTTGGGACATTGACCGAGATAAATTATCAGGTGATATTTTACAATCAGTAATTCAAAACAAAGATTTTCCATTTTCAAGAACTTGGGATATGTTGAATACTTATATGCGAGATCACGTTGGTCTTGAATATGGTTTTAATTTAATCAACAAAGAAACGTGGGGTAATATTTATAAACCTGCGGAAACAACTATTCCTTTATTAAATATTGATCCAGTGGATCTACGTAACTCTCCAGACTATACATTACTCTATGGTGTAAAAGTTAAAGACTGTATGGTTCGAATACATTTTGAAGATAACAGACGTAAAGGAAGATCTTGGGATATAGAACTAAAAAACAATATGTTTATTATGTTTCCATCAACTAATATGTATTACCTAACTAACAATCAAAAAGATTCATTAAATTTTGTTCAAACAATAACTTATGAATATATCTAATTACTATTGGTATTTTAGTGGTGTGCTTACACCAAAGTTTTGTGATGAAGTAATACAATATGCTAATGCACAGAAAGAAGAAATGGCTAGAACTGGTGGTTATGGAGATAGAAAATTATCTAAAGACGAAGTTAAAAATATGCAAAGAAAAAGAAAGTCTGATTTAGTATGGCTTAATGATACTTGGATATATAAAGAGTTACATCCATATGTTCACGAAGCTAATAGAAATGCTGGTTGGAATTTTGAATGGGACAGATCAGAATCGTGTCAATTTACAAAGTACAAACACAACCAATACTATGATTGGCATTGTGATGGTTGGGATAAACCTTATGAACAAGAAGGACCCGAAAATGGTAAAATTCGAAAACTATCTATGACTTGTCAATTAACAGATGGTTCAGAATACACAGGTGGTGAATTAGAATTTGATTTTAGAAACTACGATCCACATATGAGAGATGAAGCTAAACATTTAAGAAGAGCAAAAGAAATTTTACCAAAAGGATCTATAATTGTATTTCCTTCTTTTGTTTGGCATAGAGTTAAACCAGTAACATCAGGCACAAGATATAGTCTTGTAGTATGGCATTTAGGGAGGCCGTTTAAATAATGTATATAAATAATTACTTTAACACGACTATTTGGTCAGAACAAAAACCAGAGTTTGTAAAATCATTAAACAAAGCTAGTAATAAATATATTAAAGAAGCAAGAAACAGAGAAAAAAAATGGATAAAAAAATATGGTGATTTTGGAAGATCCTATCATTCAACACCGCTTACAGCTGATAATGACTTTTTAGATTTTAGGAATTACATTGGTCAAAAATCTTGGGAGTATTTAGATCACCAAGGTTATGATATGTCACAATATCAAACTATGTTTAGTGAGCTATGGGTACAAGAGTTTGCTAAAAAAGGCGGTGGTCATCATTCAGCACACGTGCATTGGAATCAACACGTATCAGGTTTTTACTTTTTAAAGTGTAGTGATAAGACATCATACCCAATATTTCACGAACCGAGAACAGGTGCTAGGGCTACTAAATTAAAAATGAAACCAGATCAAAAAGGTGTATGGGGAGGCACAGAACTTATACATTTTAAACCTGTACCAGGTACATTAATTATATTTCCAGGGTTCTTGGAACACGAATATGCAGTTGACCACGGCATTGAACCTTTTAGATTTATACATTGGAATATACAAGCTGTGCCGAAAGAAATGGCAAAAGATGTTTAAAAAGAAAAAATATACAGTAATCAGACAAGCAATATCAAAAGACCTAGCAGCTTTTGTTGCAAATTATTTTTTAATGAAGAGACAAGTTTTAAATACATGTAAAGAAGCAAGATACTTTTCACCATTTGAAAATATATTAGGGT